AGCAGATGCAATAGAGCAGACTGCGTTAGATGTAAAAGGCGATGTTGTAAGTGAAATGAATCAACCATATCCACAAGGGCTTGGTAGTGATCGAGCACTTAAGGGTGCAGTAGAAATTGATGGTCAAAGAGAGTTGGCTAATGGATTAGTTACATACTGGGTAGGTACGTCTATTCCTTATGCAGAAGCGGTAGAGTATGGAACTGGTCCTCATAGTGCTGAAACGGGATCTGGAGAATTTATGGCTAGTATTATAGAATGGACAGATCGTGTATTAGGGTATGGGCCAGCTATGGCTAACTCTATTGCTAAGAATATTAGACGTAAAGGTATAGAGCCTAGACCTTATTTTAGAAGAGCTGTAGTAAAAAATGCCCCTAATTTTAAACTTACATGGTCAACTATGTTAGCAGAAAGACTAGAAGCAGAGTTTGAAAACCTAACATAGAGACACACACCTTTGTTTCCACTGGAACTCTACAGAAAGTATGTCACTTTTTTTTTCTTAATTTATTGAGGGGTACGGCGGGTTATTAGCTATAGTATAGTATAGTCTCTTACTCTTTCTAAAAGTTCCAGTGGAAATGAAGGTGTCTGTCTACTTCCGAAATAGCAAAAAACTTTAATAATAATAAGCTCAAAGTAGGGTAGTGGCAGTAAGCACTATCTTTAAAGAAAACGAGAACGATACAGGTTGGATAGTGTATAGGCCAGAATGGTATAATGATAGAGTAATGGAAACATATATTTCAGCTCCAATAATTGATAAACAAAATGATAAGATACCAACAGAGACGATCAAAGAATCTATGGATTTTTATATGAAATATGGAGTTTATTCATATAGGCATGAAGAACAACCTATTGGACTCCCTTTAGCTTACAAAGTTAAAAATGGTAAAGTTAAGGTAAGAGTAGGGATTCATGATAAATTATCTATGCATAATAAAGTATGGAAGGAAATTCAAGAATTTGGTTCCACTGGAGCCAGTAGTATTAGGGGTGAAGCAATGGACCAGGAGAAAGTTTGTGATGAAGATAGCTGCCACAATCAGATTAACGAACTTGATCTATGGTCCGTTTCTTGGGTAGGTGACAATCCTGCCAACCCCGAAGCTACAGTTAGACAAGTAGCTATGGCCAAAGCTAAATCTACAGTACAAGTAACACTTGACGAAGTAGAAGGCATGGTTGAAAAAATTATAGAACGTAGAGGTAAAGAATATTGTTTGCTTGGTAAAAAGGACCGAAAGGTGTTAGGATGCCATGATACTAGGGCGGGAGCTGTAAGGCAGGAAAGGGCCATACAAGCACGTAGATACAGTAAATCTAAAGACATACTTGATGACATACTTAAGAATATAAATGTAGTAAAAGCTGCAGATGATCCTAAGACTCCTGCAAAACCCAGTGAAAGGAGAAGAGGTAGTACAAGAAACCCAAGGGGATCTGCTGGTGCAACAAGGGGTGGCATAAAGCTTAGTGCAGCAAATATTAAAACATTAGAGAATTATAGAGATGAACACAATAAAAAAGTCGGTAACGCTAAAGGGAAAAAGGCTAATTTAGGGGCATTAAAAGCAGTGTTCCGTAGGGGGGCTGGTGCATTCTCTACCAGTCACAGACCTAGCGTTCGTAGCCGAGACCAGTGGGCATTGGGTCGTGTAAAGGCGTTCTTAAGACTACTAAGCTCAGGTAGGCCTTCTAACCCTAAGTACACCACAGACTACGATCTGTTGCCCGCTGGCCATCCCAAATCTACAAAGAAAGCAGATGACGGGCCAGTTAAAGTAAAAGCACCATCAGGGTATCATTGGATGCAAACACGTAATGGCCCTATGTTGATGGAAGGAGATTATGAACCACATCCAGGTGCAGTAGAGGCTTTTGAGTTTGATGTAATTACAGATCATGATGATAAAAGAATACTTAAGGCAGAATATCAAGGGCGTAAAGTAGAGTTAAACAAACCATTTAGAATAAGTGGTGGCAACAAAAAGTTTGGTGTATATGTTAAAAATGACAAAGGCAATGTAGTACAAGTTAAGTTTGGAGATCCAAAATTAGACATAAAGCGTGATGATCCAGAAAGGCGTAGAAATTTTAGAGCAAGACACAACTGCGACAGCCCTGGTCCTAAGTATAAAGCACGATATTGGTCATGCAGAATGTGGAGTAGCAAAAGAGTATCTGATATATTAGGCAAAGGCACAATGACTACAGTAAATACAGAATCACTTAAGAAATCAAACGATCATCTAAATGACATAATGCAAATGTTAGAAAAAGGAATTACAGTTTCTAAAAAGAAAACACCAGGTAAAGTATGGTTTGAAAATTGTTTATCTAATGTAAGAAGGTTAGAAAACATACCAGGACGAAGAGAAGTAAGAGATGACAGGGCTTTTTGTTCAGAGTTATGGTATAATCCAGGTCGTTTTGATAAAACTTACAAAAAGCCAGGGGGCGGAACTGGTAGAACATCAGGTATGCAGTTTAGGTTAGATATGGGGACATCTACAGGTCCAAGTGGCTTAAAGGGCTACTGATTCCGAAATCAAAAAAGTCTTTATATATAATTGGTTTCAAATAGCGGTCATGTCAAGTTGCACATGTGGAACGCATGAATCGGAAGCATCTGAGCCAGTTGAAGAAATTAAAGAGGCTCCTGAAGCAGTCGAGGCGTTAGAAGAACCAGTTAGAGAAGAAGATCTAAATAAGGAAGATGAACTTACCAAGGATCTA